CTTATCTGGTTCGGCTCTACCTTAGAGTAGAACTGCCATATAACCGAGAGCTACGGAACTCCCATAGTTAGTTGGCCACGAGCCCATCGACCAGAGAAAAGTTTGGTATCCCGTTACGGGTACATCCGCTACTTTGGTATTCAGCATGGCCCTGACGTCATTACCGTTTAAGGTAAGTGCCTTCCGCACCACAGGCCATGCCGACAAGCCGTCTGCAAGGTAGCTTAGTACTCTGGTTCTTAGCCTATGGCGTACGAGACTAGGTACAGTACTCGGACGCTCAGGATACACGAGTCTAAGAGCAATGTCCTCTTGAGGTCGATCCACAATCCCTCGCTTCCAGTCGTGGCCAAGGAATTTAAATGGATCACAGTTTCTGGACAGGTGGCTTTTCTCGACATTAACGACTAAGCCAATTTCTCCTGCGAACCTGGCGAAACTCGAGACTGGGACGTACTCATCCCAACCTAAAATCGAATCATCGCCCAACACCATCAACTTATCACGTTGAATAGGTTTCCCAGTAGCACGCAAAGCGCAATACTGAATAGCAAGGTAATTAACCACACTATCCACCATTTGGGTGAAGAAACTACCTGATGGAACACCTTGGTGCTTCACATACAATTTGCCATCAGGCATGATAATCGGCGTGTGAATAAAGTAATGAACAATACCTTTCCACACTTGCGAAACATCGTCGCTCATAGGAGCAAAATGCGTCTTCAGGATTAAAAACGCAACATCAATGAGGCGAGGGTGAATTGTGGAGTCGAACCCAGAGAAATCCAACCCAAGCCTTACACCGCTATTTCTAACGGGGACGAGTCTCGCAGCCAATTGGTGTCTATGCATAGCGAACGCCATAGGAGTTCTTATGCTCTTAAAGCGCTCGAGCAGTGGGACTGCAAACACTGCTTCCAACATGGTCATCGATTGAGGGTAACCCCAAACGAGTCTAGTCTTAGGACCGTTGGCACCATGCTGAGTTCGATGATACGCAACACAAGGATCTGGTCTTCTCTTTCCTGAGGCAATGTCGAATGCCCTAGAGAGATCCTTGGTGAAAGCCTCCTCCTTTGAGACAAATTCGGGGGCTCCACTAGACTTCTGAAGTTTCAAGAAGTTTGACATCGTACCATCCAAATTCTGTAAATCAAGTGGGTCTCTCCCAGACCTACCAAACGCAATGAACGTCAGGTCAACGGCCTGAGAGAAGGCTTTCTCATCGAATGTTAACTTACGGGGAACGCCATAGCGCCCAAAGCTACGCCACACCGCATCCGGAGTGTACTTGCTTTTATTATCCTTATCGTCATCAAACTCGAAGCCCTGCTCCTCCAAACGGAATCGAAGTAAACGATCGACAATGATCCCTGTCTCACTGCTAATCTGCTTCAATGTCCGATTGAACCTCCTATTCACGTATGGTGTCCCACCCGTGATCCCGCCAAGCTCTAAATCTGCTGGCTTTTCCATTTCTGGTCTCCTCACGAATAAGCGCTATTTGTGCATGATAGCTTGCTGCGCATCGCAAACGTCATGAAAACCCACCCGCAGGTGTTCACTCTGAATCCTCAAAGGCTCCT